ATGAGAACAATAATGCCAACATAATGCACAGCCAGAAGTTTTAAATCTGGCAATCCTACGTTCTTTCCAAAGTTTAATTATCTCTTTCATTCTTCTTTCCTTGTATCATCTAATAGTAGCATCTTACCTTGTTTTTCATCAATTGTCAAGACCCTTTCGCTCTCAATCATATCAATAATAATCGTGGTAATACTGACTTCCTTACCTAACTCACCAATCTTCTTTTGCAACCTCTCTAATGATTCCTGATAATATTCTATCTCTTGTTGTTTCTTGAGTCTGGACTCAATTAGGTCCGTTAGTGATATTACCTCGGCCATTACGGATTTCGCCTTCCCTTGGGAACGTCCCACACAAAGGTCAGACGATCTACATCACCATTGTTGTATGACATATGTGTTCGTTTGTTGTCGAACCAGAAAAATGTGCCGGGCTCGATCTGGTGTGACTCATCTTCAACTGTGTACAGATAAGTGCCCTGTAACGATAGGTGATACCTGTCTCGCGTCAGATAGTATTCACCTTCATCGATGTGTTTTCCTAGTGTCTCACCCGGCCGTAACCTAAAGAACGCTGCCCGTGAATGTCGATGTAGCCTATAAGACTTCAACCATTTTCTGATACCGGGATAACAGTAGTACATAGGAGTGTTCTGTTGTAACTCAGTTTTCTTCGGGTCATCATCAGCGTTCTTCACTGCCGCCATAGTGAGAGGTAGAAATCCATACGGTTTCGTATCTCCAGCAGCACCTTTTAGTGATCCCGCAACACCCCAATCCTCTGGCTTAATATCTGCCAGTATCTTAGATACATCGATATTCTTCTCAATGAATCTAAAATGACTCATTATCGATTATCTCCATCTCCATTAATCTTATCACGCCTCATTCTAGACTTCAACTTATTCACATTTGTTTGTGCAATCTCTTCTAGAGTTACACCTAGATCATCTGCAAGTGCAGAGATATACCACAACACATCACCTAGTTCAAGGCCGACACCGGCCAATGATCTACCGTCCCGCATATGTTTCTTAATTTTCTCTGCAACTTCACCAGCTTCACCACACAACCCAAGTGTAGGATACACCACTTTACAGTCTTCTGGATAGATTTTTGTTGACCGTGCGAATTTTTGATACTCATCAAATGTCATTGATTTACTTTTTATAGAAGTAATGTCTGCCAAGACATCGTAGTTTAACTTTTCCTTATATTCATCTATTTTATTCATTAGTTCTTCCACTTATAAAAAATATGATCTTCAATTTCAATGGTCCTCGTTTTTGTCTTTGCCCATGATGGCATCACATAATCGGCGTGGTAGTAAATTGCGCCATCTGTAATATCAATAAAGGGAATCTCGTTAGATAAAATTGCTGTTGACAAGTCGAGGAAATATTGGTATTCCTTTTTGTTATGTGGTTTATCACTCTTGCCATCACAATACCAGCTGAACTGACATCTGTATTTAATAGGGAACCGAACCTTGGGGTCTTTCCATGATGCGCGTGTAGGCCCCTGCTCTACCACTCCACAGATGGTATTAGGGAACCTTGAGTCATTGACCCTATTAAAGACAACAGCACTAACTGCCAGTATACCAGCGGTTCCTTGATTCCTTGCCTCATGATACATGTTCATTGCAAGACATTCTTTAGACCTGTTGTCTGATACGCTCGGCGTCGGCGTCATGGAACCGACAAGTAGTGACGCGGCGAGCAGCGTTTCGAGTCCGTTCACATTTCACCCAATTGTTCTGTGAGATACTGTTTGGCGTACTTTGTTGCTTCGCCGCTCTTAAAATACATACCGACATCCTCAACCACCTCATCAACACTGAAGTCATTCGGAATAGGTGCATCAAAGAAATATCCATTACAGAAATCTTCGATTTCCATCATCCAGTTATTCATCTTAGACATCATAAATCTCCTTTACATTCCACACATCACCATCACGCATTGCGCTGGCAGTAAGAAAAACCTCATTACCGTTCATGCCCTCAAAGACAAGATTAATCTTATCTCCTGTGCGCTCAACTCGCTTCAGGAAATCAAGTTCCTCACAAACTACATTACCCAAATCAACTTCAATCATCTAACAATCCTCTTTCATATCTTCACGATTTGCAATTCCTGTGTCTTCACAGAACCGAACGAACAACCCCAACTGACGGCCATATGCCTCAATTTCCCAAGGGTAATCCCAATAGTTTATATCATCCATATTGAACTTTTTACCTTTGAAGCGCACCATTTTTGGTGTATTGTAATACTCATACATCTCCTCTTTTGCCCACTGCTTGATGTGAACCATCTCATGAGCGAGAGTGATGAGAATACTACGGATAGCACAGGTGCTATCAAGTTCTATGGTGAAATTTTTGGGGCGGCGAGTATCATCTTCGTAGATGGCTGACCCTTCCATATTGTATTTTTTGAGAAGGTTGCGTTTCAATTTGATATTAATTTCCAACCCGTTCATCAGACGTTTGCCCATCAGTTTCTCAGCATACCACCAAGTGGCAGGCCTGACCAATGTGCGAACACCCTTAGTTGAACCAGTGACGCTAACCAACATTCAAATCGCCTTTTTCTGCCATGGCACCTAAACCCCATAACATAATGAGAACACCCACAGTGGCAATCAAAATACCAGTGGCGAGGGGAGCAGTGCCCTCAACGGCACCTACCCCTGCAATAATGGTGAGAACACCAGTTACAAATCTAATCATTTTCAATCTCCTAGAGATAAAGGGGGCCGGTCCAGTTGATGGTGTAACCACCGTCAACGATGTTTCCCCGCGCCGCGTTCCGAGCAGGAGCAGCCCAACCAGCGGCTTTCAGAATATCACCCTTCTTGAACTTCTTATCGTTATCGGTGTTGACAACAAAACCCCAAACGCTACCACCTTCGGAGAAAACCTTGATGTATTTGGAACCCGTCTTGTAGGTCAGATTCTCACTGAACTTAGCAATCATTTCCTTGTTGATATCGCTGAGGATGCCTCGACCATTGTGTGCAGCACAACCCATAGTCCACTCAAAATAGTCCTTTCGGATGTTCTTAAGCAGGGTGTTCATTTTCATTTCAATATTCATATCAATATTCATATCAATCTCTCTCTCTTCATTTCTCATCATACCCTATAGTACCATACGAAACAGGGTTTGTCAAGAGAAATCGTAGCCGGTAAGCCATTGATTATAAACGATTCTCAAAAAAAGTTACCCTGCGGCTAAACCTTTCGCCTGTGGATATGACCCATTCACATCAAATCGTTTATAATCATCATCCCAATCGAAGGCCTCTTTGACCACGTTGTCTGACAGGCCCTTGTATTTCTGGTGTAGAATTTTGTCCTTCGCCGCGCACAACAACTCGGCTTCGGCCTTATGAAGTCCCTCAAGCATCTGGACAAACATTATCTCACGTTTGTTCTGGTTTAGGGCAGGATTGCCGCCCTTGATGAAATGATACAACTTCCTGGCTTCATGCGCTAATAGAGTATGTTCTGTTCCCTCTGGAGCATCATTCTGATTATAAGGAACATCGCCCTCTGGAAGTTCCCAAACAATGTTGGGATCAAAGGATGACTTGCATATCATGCGAAGTGCATCTGTCTGGTATTGTTTTAGAAAAATAACCTTTTCCTTCTTTGATTTGATTTTAGAAACCTGTGTCAAAATCTCTGCAAAGCTGCGTGTGTATGTGTCTATACCTATAGCCATTAAAATTCTCCTATCGATTCAACGAGGCTGCGTAACCTCTTCTGTGTAAAATAATTTAGTAGTTTGCTGCGGTTGCCTTCTGGTGCCCCTTGGTACTCTTTTAATATTTCAAAAAATAACTCTGGTGGTGATTCTTTAAGGTCAATCAGTCTCTTGTTTCTCTGAAAGTTTCGTTTGACCTCATCGTTAGGAAACTCTCCCTCAACCATAGCCTGAATTTTTTTCCTGCTCAGAGGTTTCTGTCGCAGTCCATCCACAAAGGTATTGTCTGGTGATAGCACATTAGGAACACCATCACTGCTGTCACCCTTTAGAACATGCTCACTCAGATAGATATCTGGATCAACACCGTTCACAAATTTCTTGGTGATAGGACTGTACTGTGTCACGTTACGGAACTTCTGCAACTGAATGAAATCCTTGTCACCTGACAGGATCAACGTCTTACCGTTGTCGAACTCCAACTCACCACACAGTGCAGCAATGATATCATCTGCCTCTGCACCATACACCTCAAGGTGTTTGTATGGGAAGAACTCTTTCAGTTCTGCCTTGACTGCGTTCAGCACTTCGAAGATGGCATCCCAATCTTTATTATCAGATTCTCTGCCCTTCTTGCGACTGTGCTTGTACTCAGGGTAATAATCCCTGCGCCAGTAGTGTTTGGAATCATAGCATAGAACCAACTCACCATACTCATCGCAGAACCTCATGCGATACATGCGTAGGGAATTAAGGATCATATGGCGAACCATATCCTCATCGGGCTTGGTCTGCTTTGTCATATGCAGATGCATCATTACGGATGCAACTGAAATCTGGTTCATATCAACTAATATCATAATTATTCTTTCGTTCTACTTATTTATAACTGTCGCATTGAAGGCCATCATACGTCTTTCACCTTCTACAGAGAAGGGATATACCAGATGTTTCAACCAAGCTGGGAATACTAGAAACTTACCCACCTCTGGTTTGAATTTTAAATTATCACATCTAAACGATTGTGATTCACCATAAGCAAATTCAATCAATCCCTTGGCAGGATAGTGGTCTTGGAAATCTTCGGCCCATTCATCATTCATCCCCTCTGGCACCTTGAGATAGATGCCACCAGAGAAGTGTCCATTGTGGTGATGAAAGGGATTGAAATCTCCTGCATACTGACTGACTACCCAGCTGTGATCTAGATGGATATTATCCAATGTAGGCTTTTTGTTCCAGTTTTCAGATTTTATTTTGGTCCAAGGATTATTTCTACCCTTTTCCATCGTATAATTCAGATAATCAAGGCATCCCTGTTTAATGGTTTGAAGCAGATATAACTTATCCTCTTCATTAGTAAGAGGAATTAGAATTTCCTTGCTCACTTTGCCAACAAGCTTGTGTGACCAATCCCACTTCTTACTCTTGGTATCGCTAGAGAGAACATCATCAGATACATCGTTGACAATACGAACAAACTTGTCTGTAACTGTTGTCTCTAGGATTGTTGGGCTAAATGGTTCATGAAATTTCTGGGTCATCATCATCATCCTCTAACATATCAGTAAGCTCAGTAATAATAGTGAAATCTACCTCTGTTTCAACAGTATTATCTGGGTGAACCACAAGATCAACGAACTCTTCCATGAACTTATGTGTTGGGTGGCTTAACTTCATATCTCTGTAAATAGTACCCTGCACCAACTCAATAATCATCGCCGCATCGCGAATGAAGGAATTTTCAGATATATCAATACCGTTCTCTTCCATCGTATGTATCATCTGCACAATCAAACTCTGAGCTAGCTCTCCGGCGAACTGCATGTTCTGTTGGACAGCAATGATATCCTGATCAGGAAGTTTTACTTCTCTTCCGCTTTTTACGAGCCACGGTCCCTTTATCACGTTCTCCGGTGGCGTCGTCTCTTGGTCGCTCATTTCCATATTCCTCTTCAAGCATTTCTTGTGTATAGACGCATTCCATATCAGGATAGAAAGTTCCTACGTCTCGTTTAAGTTGACCCTTGCGTGGTCCATACCAATAATATGCAAGTCTAATACATTTGTTGCGTATCTTATTTTGCATCTGTTCACCATAGAACATATCAACCCAAGTGCCGTCACGAAGATATCTTTGCATATTGCGAACATACCCCTCATGATTAGCAAGTTTTGCATCAGCACCTTTTACCTTCTGCCTAACCGCAGCACGTTCAACGCTGGCATAGGCCTTTTGAACCGTAATCCAATGTTTGACCTTCATAGGACTCAGCTGATGATCGTCAGGCAGATTACGAAGACTCTCATGAATACCTGATTGTCCATAATCAGGGTTCTTTTCTAATTTTGTTGCCCTTGCTTTTGCAAGACGTTCTGATGCCGCGACCTTTTGCTCATCAGTCATAGGTTTGCGGGGTTTGCGTTTCTTGGGCGCACTCCACTCACTATTGTCTGTAGTAGCAGTAATTTTCTTTCGTACCATCTAGATTAATATCCTTGTTCGATCATTCGTTTTTCAAGATTACGCTTATTGCGACGTTTTGCAGCGTCACGTTCATGTCGTTTCTTTTCACCCTTTGACATAAAGGCCTCTCGTTCCCTTAGTTCATTGAACATCCCATCTTCGGTGAGTTTCTTCTTTAGAATCCTCATAGCTTTGTCAACATTATTATTTCGCACTTCAACTCTCACGCCAATTCTCCTTCTTGTGAATAGTATACATTCTTTAGATCAAATAAGTCAATGCACTTTTGACATCCAATGCAAGGTTTTGACAACCCTGTTATCCATTTCCTATTTGATTTATCTCTTTTTGCCCTTACAATATATAACTCGCATTTGGACAGATCATCAACCTCAATTGATATCAGGGCATTCTTGATTGCATGAACCTCTGCATGAAAAAATACTGCATGAGCGTTCTTGCAGAACTTAGCCTGAAAGGGATGCGACTTTTTATGATTATATCCGTAAGACACGACTTTACCCTTGCGAACCACAGAGGCAGCAATTCTTGCGCCACGAACAGGTTCTACTGACTGGGCAAGTTTAAAGGTTTCATCGAATATTTCAGCATTCATGATTATAACTATAAAGTAATTTTTAGAATTTGTCAAGGGACATTATTTTACCAACGAGCCTTTTTAACCATTCGGCACTCATGACGCATTGCAGTGTAATAATCACCGTAGCGATCTTGACGCAATTGCGGGACGCGATCACAAATCTCAACCCACCGATGCCGGCGGTGATGACGGCGATGGTGCCTATGGCCTCGTCTTTCCTGCACAATAACTGTCTCATGGTCATGAATGTTACTACCAATTATGACACCAAGTACTGTCCCAAATATCACGGGACCGATCCAGTTGTTTCCACCACCATGACGACTACCTGCCTCTGCAATAGCAGGACTAAGCATCATTGCTGCGGTGGCACACCCAATCAGAAACTTTTTCATTTTTCTATCTCCTTCAAAGATTCAATAATTGTATCTCTTGCACCAGTGTCGAGAAATGCATCCCGTGCTTTTGGTATAAGATTACAACTTACCATAAGATACCCAATAAGTACGCCAACTAAAAACTTAAACATCACGCATTCTTTACCTTCTTTGTCATCTTCTTTGATTCCCTCAGAGCCTTTGCAATCAACGCTGATACAGGGATAAGTTCCTTGTCTCCATCCTTATCGATTGCAGTTGCAATAAAACCCTCTTTTTCTAGAGTTTCTAGCAAATTTGAAATAATATCTTCAATCATATTCTTGCCGGAAACGTATTTCCCGGCATAGTATGCGGCAGCAATGCATCCTGTCGCAATCATTGTGTGTATATAAGTTTCCATTAAAACTATTTATCTCTGTAATTTTCCATCTTTATATAGTATATACCATATAAAATGTTTTGTCAAGGATTAAATTAGCTATTATTAAAAATAATTTAATAGAAGATAATAAACAGTAATGTGATCAATATCCCAGATATAAGGCCGTGAACCCATGCGCCCAAAATATCACTATCGAACCAGTGCGGAGTATTCTTAAAATACACATCAGAAGCTTTATGTCCTGTTGTGATATTAAAATAGTTTTTACTCATAATTCTCTCCTACTTTGTGGTTGCAATAAACACACCATTCCAATCTTCTTCAAGTGGTTGTGTCTTCATAAATTCACATCGTTCAATCCACATGGTATAATAATTTCTCATTCTCCCATCAAACTCTATACTCAGATCATTACACAATCGAATAGCGTGATCGAACTGTTGATTACTATAATATTCATGCATCCTCTCATGTTGATTTTCTGCCATACCCCAATTGGTATTTTTCCACATCCAATCCATATCACATAGAACAGTGTAGATACGAATACCTATGGTCTTACCCTTAACTGCTAGTTCATCGACCTTGAGATAAAAGAAGTCATCCTTAGTCAAGTCATAGGTAGACTCTCCTACCAGCAACAGACAACCATACTCCTTACACTTGCTCTCAATCCTAGCAGCAGTCGATACTGCATCACCTAGTACATCATACGAATGACGCTTGGTACTTCCCATCTCTCCAAGGTAACCAAGACCAGTATTAATACCAGCGCCCATACCAACTGGTGGACGCCCTTCAGAAACGATTTTATCATTAAATTTCTCCACTGCACTCAACATCTTTAGTCCAGTATTGACTGCGCTCCTTGGGTGGTCATCATCATCTATGGGTGCGTTGTGTATATGCATAGACGCATCACCGATATACTTGATAACCATACCATCAGAGTCTAAAATAGGTTGCGTGATTGCATCCATATACCCATTCATAATTTGGGTTAGTCCCTTCACGTCATCACCGAAACTCTCACCCAACGGTGTAAACCCACGAAGGTCAGAGAAGCAAATACTGATCTCCTTCTTCATACCATCTTTGATGAGTGCGGGGTTTTCCTGTAGAAGACGAACCACTGTAGGTGAGGCATACCCTGCGAACTGTTTCTTGATTTCCATCTTCTGCTTATATTCTTCCATGAACCGTAAGAACGCAGCAATAGCCCAAACCACAAACATAGTGAGGACGGGATATGACCAATCTACTAGATAACTGTATTCTGTGAACAGGTAGGACGACCCATAGAATGAACCGACAAGGAAAACAGG